GTCATCTTGAACCAGCCGGTTGCCACTCAACGTCGAGGCCGCTGATATTGAAATTGCCATTGGCTGGCCCCTCAACGCGCCAAGAGTGCAGCTCACCCGAAGTCCTGACATCGATCTTGCGATCAGTCGAGGGATAAAACTCACGTTTATCGCCAGCCCATCTTGCGCCGTCGCCAGCGTAGTGGTGGCTTCCTACCGATACCTTTACTGGGGTCTTTCCCTCGACCAGAGGGTAGATCCTAGTGATTGTGCTAACGTCCTCATGGCCAACGATAGGCATGTGTGTGCGCTCAATAAAGGTTGTCAGCCCCTCCTCGTCAGGGTTCTGGGTGTCGAGGTTGTAAACGTCTGGGCCGGACGCGCCGATCAGAGCGCCGTCAAACGCCTGCCTGTTGGCAGTCGCCCAAGTGGCCCGCTCGTCTGCCCACAGACCCTCCCAAGCCTCCCACTCGTAGGTAGCGGTGGGCTTAACTCCGTATGCGGCGTGGGCAAACGTGCGCTCGGTGCTGAGATCTCTCAGCGCCCAGGTGTTATCACGGTAGTTGTAGACGTATGCGACATTGGGCTGGTCATAGCCCTCCTCCGCAACGCAGAACCAGATCTCCCCCATCATCTTATGGTGGGTGGCGAACGAAGTGTGCCGTGCGTCCTCGTTCAGGGTGCTGCCAAACCGCTTGCGTAATCTGCCGTGCAGTATGCTCTGGGCGTTGTTGCCGTCGAATACAAGTATGTCCTCGTTGGATATGAAGTAGTGCCGCCCAGAGACCTCAACCAATCCGTCGCGTGAAACTAGACCGGCGTTCTGGGTGAGCGTTCGTCTGCGCCATACAAGCGCCCCTCCGGTAAAGTCAAGCACGTTGAGCGCCTTCTCTGAGTAGATAACGAAGCTGTCACGCAGGCTCTCTGCCCCGACGATTCGACCACCACGGCCAAGCGTCAGGTAGCCCGCCAGGCTGGACGGGTCAACGTCAGCACCCTCCCATGTATAGGGGATGCCGTTAGGCTCGCAGGGGTGCGACCAGCGGACCCTGTCCTCGTAGTAGGCGGTATCGCCGCTGACGGGGTCTGGCTCAGTCATGCCCATGGCAAACAAGAAATTCTTGTGCGAACACATGATCCTGGCGGACACACTTCTATCTTCCCAAGAGTCGCCGCCTGCCACCCAAGGGAGGTGAATGGCTTGCTCTGATCCCGTAGACCAGTCAGTAAAGTAGACAGGGTTCAATGAGGGGTTGTTCAGGAACGTGACCTGACCTATCTGGCAGCTAGTCCAAGATCGCTCGTCAACCTCCCTGCCAATGTCAAGGATGACATCGAACTTGTTATCGGAGTAGCTCTCAACAGTTTTGCTGGTACATGCAAGCCACGCACTGTTCCCCTCAAAGTCACTGCTTTGCAGGATGTGACCAATGTCACCGCTGGCTTCGGAGCCTGAACCCCAACTATATTCGGTTGAGCCATCCCAGCTACCTATTTGCTCGTCCCACTTGTATGTGGCGTTGTCCTTCTTCGATCCGCCAGACGCCTGGATCTTGCCGGACATGACGCGGAAATTGCGGCCGTCAGTCAATCCGTTGGGCGGCAGTTCCCACGCAGCCACATCTGAGATGACCCCGACCTCACCGATTCCGCGTACATTGATTAGCATTACGCTTTGCTCTCCACCTCTTGGCTCAACTCTTTAACTGCCTCCAGCAGGAGAACGCACAGCCGTGCGTAGTCCACGGCCAGATAGCCGTTGTCTGCCTGATGTACCGCCTGAGGGAATACCGCCTGAACCTGTTGTGCAGAGACGCCTGCCTGCTCGGTGGCGGCCATCCCGCACTCCACGCCCCGCTCGTTAGGCATGTACGTGAAGGTGTCAAGCGTCTTAACCTTGTCCAGGGCGCTATCTATGGTCGAGCGCCTCTCCTTCAGTCGCTCATCAGACTGGCTGAACACGTTGCCGGTGGCATTGAGGTTGGCGCACTGGATGTTACCCTCCGTGTCGATCCTGACTCCGTCAGTCTCCGCCCACTTACCGGCCACGCTATGTACCACCGAGCCTTGCTCCATGCTCGGATAAACAATCGGCGCTTGGGGGGAGCCAGCCTCCGGGAACGTCTCTTGCAGTACGCGCTTGATAAGGCGAAGATGGTCGTCACCGGAGGATATTGCGTCGTTAGGTGTTGGCCAGCTATTGTCCAGCTCGGTGATGTATTTAGCAGTCTCAAGACCCATTGCACTTCTCCAATTTCAACGGGGCGTACCCGCACTCTCTAGTTGTTAGGTTATTGCGGGGCAGGATGTTCCATTCTGTGTTGACGGCGCATCGTTTTTGCCATCCGCGACCAACGTCTGGCTTCGCGCCCTTGAGGGCAAAGATGATGTCACCGAATAATTGTTCGGCAATCACAGAACTCTCCTTGTGAAGTCGGTCATCTCACCGTAGTTTTCATCCTCAAGAATTCTCATTCTCCCGTTGCCTTGATCGGCCACCATCTCTGCCCTCTCCTCCAGAAAATCGACCAGCATTAGCGGCGTCTTCGTTGGATCAAAATCTTTGTCGATATTCTTGCTGGCCTTGGTCAGTGCGTCCTTGAAACTACGAGCCTGAAACTTCTTGCATCGCGGATGAGCAAAAGCGGGCTTGTACATGACTGCGAAAGTTCTCATTAGATTTTCTCGACTGTTACGTTGTGTACTCTTGCATACGAAACGGCGTTGTAGCCGTAGCCTCCCGGCTGCCAAACGCTGAAGCTCATCACTACGTGGCGGTGGTTCTTATCAACCGTAAAGGTATCCTCATACTCGTATATCTTGTTCTTTTCCCTCTCCTCTCCGACCCCGTGGACGATGTAGTCCTTACGCTCGCCGTCGAGATAGCCGTTGCGGTATCCAAAAACTGCGCCTATCAACATCGCGCCGTCCGCCCAGCCATCGACCGTCTCTAGGCTCATCTTTACCTTGTAGTCGCCCGGCTCATTGGCGTACCACCATCCGTTGATATAGACGGCCCCCGGCGTTCTGTCACTGGGCTGCTGATCAATGAACAGGTAGAAGTACTTGCCTCGCTGGCTGTCACTGTCCCAGTCTGCGTATTGGTCGCTTACGTTAGTAATAGCGCCCTCTAGTCGCTTGTCGCTGCTCTCTTTACTTAGCTTGTAGATATCGCCGTGAGTAGACCAGCCATAGTCGTCCAGTTGGTACTGGAGTCCGTAGGCCATGCCGTTATAGCCCTCTAAGTCGAAGCGGCTACCTATACCAAGCTGGCGCATATCACTGACATAGCGATCAGTGCTTTTGATGTCGCCTTCCTCCCCTTTGAAGTTCCAGCGGATCTCCTGCATTGATATAGGTAGCTTTTTATTGATACTCACTCTAGTGCTGCCCTTTTACTGCCCAGAGTCCATATCTACAACGATAAGGGTGAACCCAAGCTTCATGCCATCAATTGGAACCCAATCGTTTTCTAACCACTTCCAAGCTATAAAGCCGACAGTTTTAGCCCCGGCGGCGGAAACCTTTAGTATCACCGGGGAACCAGAGCTATCTACTGCCGAAAAGTTAAACGCAAAATGGGAGTAGTTCTCCCCCATATCAGGAAGCTCGTCGGTAAAGGTGATCTTAGTCTGAGGTAGCTCTGGAATTCCTGCGGCCTCAACACTTGCGATGTTGTGGCCGTAAACCAGACCCGTTACTCCGTTTACGGAGCCAGTAAAGTCGGGATTGAAATAGCAAGACGCCACATTGCCGTGAGAGCCTGCCTCCAAAGCATCAAGCTCGGCCTTGATATTGCCGACTTCATTTAGCTCTGCGGGCGTTGCCGTGACGGCTGAGTCTATGTTGGGGAAGCTCCCCTTGACCGCGTCCTTGATAAGCCTGATGTGGTCGTCACCCTCGGAAAGGCTATCGCCACCCTCGGGGTACTGCGGATCTAACTGCTTGATGTACTGCGCCTGCTCTACTGTCATGGTTTTACCCTCTTGATATTGATTACGTAAAATTGATTGTTGTGTTAATTAGCCGTTTCCCCTCGCGGCCTCAAATAAGTCATCAAGTTGTTCATCAGTAATGCCAGCCGCCTCTGCAACCTCGGTCACCCACTGATCAAGCCGGTTGATGGTCGTGGCATAGCCCCAGTGAATGGCGTATGGCGTGACATCTACACCCTCGTACTCAGCCTTGGCATCTAAGGTGGCCACAGCCGCGCTCATAACGCCGTACACGCCTATT